TCCATAATATAGTATACAAAAGGCTATATTTAAATATTTATTTAATTAGTTTAAACATTTCATTGTATGATAATTAAGTATGGCAGGAAAAGGATTAACTGGTCTAGCAAATTTAGGAAACACGTGTTTTATAAATTCATGTATGCAAGTATTAAGTCATACATACGAGCTTAACGCATTTTTAGATAAAGATGATGGAAATTACAAAAACAAATTATCAGCATATCACAATAAAGACTATATTCTTGATTCAAAACTACTGGTAGAATGGGATAATTTAAGAAAACTAATGTGGCAGAAGGACCAATTAATTTCACCGGGTGGTTTCATAAAAGCGATTCAATATGTTGCAAAACATAAAAAGAGGGATATATTTACTGGGTATGCTCAAAATGATCTGCCGGAATTTTTATTATTTTTATTGGAAACATTTCATAATGGAATGCGTCGAGAGGTAGATATGGTAATAAAGGGACAAGTAAAAACAGAAAAGGATGGGGTGGCAGTGAAATGCTATGAAATGATGAAGACAATGTATAGTAAGGAGTATTCTGAAATATTAGACATATTTTATGGAATACACGTATCGAAGATTGAAAGAAACGGAGAAACTACGAGCATAAAACCAGAACCATATTTTATTATAGACCTGCCTGTCCAAATGAAAAATGGACTAAGTATATACAATTGTTTTGAAAAATATTGCGAAGGAGAAAGACTGGAAGGAGATAATGGTTGGTTAAATGAAAAGACAAATAAAAAAGAAGACGTTGAACGGAAAATTTCATTTTGGAGTTTGCCAAAAATATTGGTATTGGATTTAAAAAGATTTACGGCCACAGGAAAAAAAATACAAGTCTCGCTGGATATCGAGGTAGATGAACTTGATTTGCGTAATTTCGTAGAGGGATATGACAAGGAAACATCTATATATGAATTATATGGAGTTTGTAATCATAGTGGAGGGACATTAGGAGGACATTATACAGCCACAATTCGGGTGGCCAATAATGACTGGTATTTATTTAATGATACAAATGTATCCAAAATAATGTTCGATGGAAAAAATAATACTTCTGGTTATTGTCTTTTCTATAGAAAAAAGGCAAATAAATAATATAACCAAATAATATATAAATAATGATTTTGTCATATGATTCAACATTAGGAATTCCAGTTATCAATAATGATGGAATAAATATAAATACCAATACCAAGAACAACAATATAAACAACTCGATGAATTTAAGCCAACCTATGAATCCGATGAATCCACCTAGTTGGGGTATGAATATGGGTGGTTCAGCTATGTTATTATTAGTAGCTATTATATTACTATTTGTTCTTTTATTTTCAAATTTAGGAGAAAGTAACAATATCAATGATAGCAACAGTGGAAACGGATCAACAAATATATTAACTATTTTATTGGGTGGAGTAGTTTTAGTAGTTATTTTGTTAAATGGATTCCAATACTTTTTTAATATAAATTTAACAGCGCAGTTAACAAATTTATTTACGGTTACACCCTCATTGGATATAACAGTTGAACGAACTGATGTGGATGAAATCCCACCCGTTCCTGAGATTGAAATTAAAAAGCAAGTATTTCATATTCCTGGAAATAACTATACATATGATAATGCTGATGCGTTATGTAAGGCATACGGATCGCGTTTAGCTACGTACGACGAAATAGAACAGTCTTATAACAATGGTGCTGAATGGTGTAGTTATGGTTGGTCCGATAAACAATTGGCTTTATTTCCAACTCAAAAAGACACATGGAACTATTTACAGACGGTTGAAGGTCATGAAAATGATTGTGGTAGATCTGGAATTAATGGTGGATATATAGCAAATGAGAATGTAAAGTTTGGAGCAAATTGCTTTGGATACAAACCAAAAATTACGGATACAGAACTGGAAATGATGCAAACAACGCCTATATATCCAAAAACATTGAAAGATATTAAAGAAGAAAAGCGTGTTGATTATTGGAGAAGAAAAATCCCCGAAATATTGGTTTCTCCTTTCAATAAAAATGTTTGGAGCTTGATATAAGTTATACATACAATCAAAATACCGTTGTATCAGGCTAATTCAATGAATTCAATGAATTCAATAAAATAATTTTATCTAACGAAATAGATAATATAAAATTATTTATTTGTCTGGTGCTGAGAATTGCGTAAAATTGACTTCTTCTTCGTCATGCTGTAAGTACTCTTCTGGTTCTAATACAATACTATTTGTTTTGTTGATGACGTATGTTTGTTCGTCATCCTCTTCTTCATATTCAACCTCGGGAATATCTTGATAAAATTTCTTCACTTTTTTATTCGTTTTTATTTTATTAGGTTCAAAATTAGAAAGATATAATCCATCCAGATTTTTCACTCGCGACAAGGCAACATACGTTTGACCGCATTCAAATATTTCTCTACCAATATCTATCTCTGCCATAGACAATGTTGCGCCTTGAATTTTATGAATTGTCATTGCCCACGCAAGACATAACGGGTATTGTCCTATTGCTATAGTTGGATAATCTTCAGACTGCCAATATTTTTCAGTCATGGATGTCATATGTCCATTGGAAAACAACACGATAGGATATACTTTATTTTCTGCTATTTTAAAGTCAACAATTTTTCCAATAGAACCGTTACAAATACCATTGTCCATATCTAAGTTCACTGTACACATGACATTCGCTCCTTTTTTTAACTCAAGTGTTTTTATACATGGACTATTATTAACCAGTGCCTCTATTTCATATTTCATTTTTTGCGTTGTTAGATTTTTTCGACAATTAGATACTATAGACGACGGTATGTTTCTATCTGTTCCATCCATATACATACTACAATCCTTTTTGATAACAAACTGAAAACTATAGATATCGCCATCTAATTTACGAAACATTTCGCTATTAACCTTGTCTACTTTATATTTGGTAGGATATAATTTGGTAGGAACAATTCCCTGGTATTTCTCCCCATCAAATGGCCTGTTTATGTATTTCTTGAGAATTGCTACGTCTTCTGGAATAACATTTCCTAGACGAATATTTTTGAGTATTTTACGAAACACCAAATCGTCTTGTCGAAATACAGTATTTAATACAATATGATTTTCCAGTGGGAAAATTTGTAACCAGTCGTCCGATTCAAAACAGAATAAGTCCTCGCCTTCCAATGGTTCTTTTGTAGATACAGGCGGTAATTGAAAGAAATCACCAACAAATATTACTTGAAGTCCGCCAAATGGTCTATCATAACATTTACGAACGCGTTTTCCAACATTATTTAATATGTCAAATATACGTTTTGACATCATACTCACTTCGTCCACCACTAATATATCCGTTTTTCTCCACGCATTCCTAGCAACATGGTTGTATATGATAGTTTCTACAATACTATTTATATCGCCCTTTCCTAGTTTTATTCCGCTCCACGAGTGAATAGTTCGCGCATTACATCCTAACAGCAACGAAGCACAACCAGTCATGGCACATACTTGAATTTTGCGATCATTCGTTTTAGCTGAATCAACCAAATATTGAATGAGTAGTGTTTTTCCAGTCCCTCCTTCACCCGTGATGAAGAGATTGTCTCTATTTTCAAATTGTTGTAAGGCGCATTTTTGTTCAACAGATAATCTGTCCATTTATTGGTTATTATATGCTTTGTCACAATTAGTTTATATTTTAAATAGTAAAATACGATTTAAAATATTCAATTTTATTGGATATGTGTCATCATCATACGCAAATAACTCCTTACATGAAACCTTTTATTTTGACGATTTTCGGGTGTGTTTTTTGCTCTTATTTTCTCTCTTGTGTTTTGTTTTACGGACATGTAATTTCCTTTTACTTGGTTCTAACAAGTTCAATAGTTTATCATATATTCCTTCGCTCATTACATCCTCTTTATGTTCATAACGAATGGTGTTATTTTTTTGTATTTGTTTTTGAGTAAAAAATAACCCGACCGGAACTGCCAAATCTTTGAAGATGTTTGAAACATTTTGACTGATCGAACTACTAATTATGTTGCCACCAATTTGCTCTCCAGTTGTATGATTATCTGTATCGCTACTAATATTATTATTATTATTATTTATAGTATCTTTCAATAAGTCTGAATTAATTACAAAGCCACCGCCTTTTAAAGTTCCATTTTTATCCGTTGTAAATACTAAATCATTCTTTATATCAAAATTAAAATCCATGTATATACATAATACGGACATAAATTAATTATTATAATACCGCTTAATATCTGGAATTACTTTCACTTCGCGGTTTTCTTTGACATAATCCATAATTTGTGTGACCTTTTCTTCGTTGCCAATTATATCATTTAAACAACCCTCTAAAAATCCCAATGTGATAGGAGAAGTTTGTTTATTTTGAGCAAATTTTAACTTGCCATCACTGATTTTAATAGTAGAGGATGTTAGGTTGTTATTATCAACAAATTCAATTATGTTATCCGTTAATTCGTTTCGTTTATTTCTGATTTCCTTTGTTTTCTCGTTTAATGATTTAAGTTGTGTATCCAAAGATACCCATTGTTTTATGTTTTGTTGAAAGCCTTCCATAATAATATATTGTAACAAGGAAAATATTTATATTCTAAAACTAATAAGTTAATATTTTATGCCTGTCGTGCCTGTCGGCGACTATTTGCGTTGGGTTTCCATTTGCGGTAAGACATAGTTTTTCTTACTTTTGTAAAACGTTTTTGTTTTTTGGACTGTTTTTTATATTTTCCTATCCCGCCTTTTTTAAATTTTCCGCAAAAATCAAAGGCGTAAAATGGTTTTTGTAATAAATTGGACGACTCACCAAAGTCTATAATTATAATACCGCCATTTGTATCAATCATAACATTATCTGTATGTAAATCATTATGATGAAGATTATATTTTTGTAAACAAGCATCTATTCTATTTACTTCTTGTTCAATAGAAACACACTTATCATATAATCCGCTATTATTATACAATTCATTCAGTTTAGTTACCGGCACGGCAGATACATCTTCCATTTTGATGTAAAACAAAAATTCGCTTGGATTTATATTTAAATTCTCATCATTATTATGTTGTACAAATCCGTATTCTAATAGCGCGGGCACTTTAAAACCACAAGTATCCTGTAATTTGCTAAATTCCTTGTGATAATATACTTCAGAAAGTATTTTTATTAGTACACTATTTGGTTCCAGATAAGGATCTTTGCTATAAATAAATAATTTTGTAAATATATTCTCAGATTTGTTTGTAAAGTACATAAGCCTCACTCCTAATGTAGAACTTTTTTCTACTTTTTGTGTGAATTGACGCTTTGTTTTGTCGTCTGTAAATTTACGTCCAAAATTACCATCAGTCATCATAGTATAATTATTCATAGACGAATATAATTGTTTAAGATGATCTGGAATAATTATGGGAGTGTTTGATGCGCTTTCGCTATCCGTAGTGCCGTCATCATAATCATTCGATGGAGGAATAATACGTAGGGTTGGTTTAGGCATCTTCTATATATCTGTATATAATATACTAATAATAAATATTAGTATATTCTTAATTGCCGTAGCATGTTAGCATTATAGTATATTATATCATATTATGTTCTAACGTCTTTGCGTTTTTCTATAGCGTCTATTTTTATTAGAAGCTTTATGTCCGCGTCTACGTTGACTACGTTTTTGTAAAGCAAAAATTCCAAAAGGGACAACCGCACGTCCTAAAAATCCCCCCTTTTTATTTTTTTTATTTCGCATAGATTTTTTAGCACATCCGTTTTGATGTCTTTTTCCACATCGATGGCATTTTCTATTAACGCGTGATTTTCTTCCACCCGCCTGAGGCATAGGCCAACCTTTTTCAGCAACTTGACATCCTACGTATTGAGGACCATCAGTATAAGCACAACCAGGTGTATTACTCATTATATATTTAATGTATATAAAATATTATATAGAAAATGCGAATGACTTATTTATATAATATTTGACGATAACGAATACATGTACTTAGTACTGTTACTACGATTATTACTCTGTAAACAGGTACATAAATAATAAACCAATCAATTAGCGTTTTTTATAACTTTTAGAATTGCTAAAGGTTCGTTTACTGTCACGTCTTCTTTGACTTCTCTTTTGCCAAGCAAAAAGTCCAAAAGGAACAATGGCCTCTTTTAAAACGGCGCCAAATCCAGCGCCCATACCACCGCGCTTTGCTACTCCACGACGCATAGATTTAGAACGACGCATAGATTTAGAACGGCTTAAACGTCTAGCCTTGGACATTTTAGCCTTTTTTGTACGTCTTTTCTTTCCACCGGTCATACTGCTTACAACCGATGCCATAGGATGAGAAGGACTAGCCTCGGGTTTGCTATTATTAGGTTCTGCTGTACGCATGGAAGTTCCTGCCATATTATACTAAATGGTTAGAAAATATTATTTCAAATACCAATTTTTTATGTTACTACGCAATAATAAATAGAATATGCCTAAAATCAATAAAAAACTGATAATAACAAAAATCAACGATAAATATATATATGGATAAATTTCCTGAACTATTAAACTGACCAACGGCTTAAATAATTCTTTTAGTTCTTTTTTTACGTCATCTCTTGCTAAAAACAATAAACATTGT